TCTTAGCTTGTGATCTAGAAATATTTGCCATGTCTGCAACAATTTGATGAAAGTCTGCATTTTTTTTATTAAATTCTTCTTCTAGACTATCTGTTCCAGGTTCTCCTAACTTTATTGCATAGTGAACTACAATACGTGGTTCTTGTTGAGAATAATCAAAACTTCCCCAAACACAATTTTCTTCCGGTAAAAACATTTCTCTCATTTTTTTACCAATAAAACCTTTGGCTGGAATTTGTTGTAAATTAGGATTAGACATAGAAAATCTTCCGGTAACCGTGCCACCTTGATCTGATCTAATTTGATTTATATCTGCGTGTATTCTACCCTCATGCACAAAACCTAATAAACCATCTACAAAAGTATTTTTTGCTTTGTCACATTCTCTTGCTTTTGCAATCATTCTTAAAAATCTATTACTATGTTTTGTTAAAAAATCTTTTGGAAGTTGTGGCATTCCAGATTTAGGAGTCTTCTTATAATCTGTAATTTTTTGTTGATTTAGTAATTTTTTAATAGAAGCTGCAGCCCAAATTTGTAAATCTACTGTAGTTCTTTTTTTTATAATGTTAATTAAGTTGTCTCTACGTTTTTCTAAACGTTTACCAAAATGTATTGCTTTTTGGACATCTATTTTAACTCCTTTAAATTTCATGTCAACAAGGCATGGAAATAATTTTGTTTCTAATTCAAATATTTTTCTACAAGTTTTTTGTTCTCCATCTTCTTTTGTGTGTAATACCTTATCTAATTCTTTATTAAAAAGATTCCAAAGTTTTAAAGTTAATGCAACGTCTTGTTTTGCATACTCTTTTACAACAGATGCTGGAAGTTTATGCATGTTAGACATAGGATCTTTCACCATACCTCCTGACCACTCTAATGTTTTTTGTTGTAAATCAAACTTATATTTTGAATCTTTTAAATACTTCTTTGATAAAGAATCTAAGGAATATCTCATTTCGTTTTCATTTAATACTGAAGCTGCAATCATAGTATCTACTATTCTACCTTTAATCATTTTTCCAGTAATTGCTCTAATCCAACAAACATCATACATAGCATTATGAAAAACTTTTGTAATGTTTTCATTCTGTAAAATTCTTTCATTTAAAATTTTCCAAAAATTATCTATGTCTAAATCTTCCTTGTCAGTATCTGCATGATTTATTGGAAAGTATACAGTGTCTTTGTCTGTTGCAATTGCAACACCACAAATAAAACCATCTCTTCTGATTGCACCTAAACCTTTGGTTTTTAAATTAGGATCATAAGTTTCTATGTCTATAGCAACTGTATTAATATTTTCTAAATCTAAATCTTTTGGACTGTTACACATTATTTAACAATCCCCCATGAATTTTTTTGAGAGACTCCGCTGGTTACTGCTTGGGAGTTTTTGCCAGAACTCTCTTTTATTTCTTCTTTCACTTCTTCAGGATAGTCTCTATCAATGGCCATGTCAATATAATGTTTAGCTTTTAACAAATCTTCTTTTTGATTTTTCTGTTTGTGGCGACACAAATATTTAATTGCGTTGCCTTCTGCAAACGGAATATTATTTCTGTTAATAAATTCTGATGGCTGAATAACCATAGATTTGTAGTGACTGCCTCCTACTTGTTTTTTATATATTTTATCCTTCATCTTCTTCTCCATAAACTTCTCTTTCCATTCTTTTTATAAATCTATAAAATTCTTCTTCTGTCATTTATTTAATTGCAAAATCTCTTTTCTATTTTCAATTCTTCCTAAAGATAAGTTAGGCATTCTAGATGCCACCGTCCAACAATCTTCACGACCTCTACTATAAGCAACATAAGCTAATCTTAATCCTTCAAAAAAATGTTGTTCTTCTCTCGTTATGGTAAGATCAACAATAGTATTATCTCTAGTTAAACCTTTCACTTGATGAATATTGCCGTATTCTACTCTAGGATTCTTTTCTACATCTGTGCCATTGTTTAATATTTTTTTAATTAATGGAACTTTTGCATACACATCTGTATCAGATAAAACTTGTTCAAATTTTTCATACTGTATAACTTCAGGTTTTAGTAAATTTTTGTCTATTAATTCCTGTACATTATATTCTTTATTCCTTAAGTCCTCTAAATGTTTTACTTCTCCTTTACCATGAACTTTTACCAATTTACCTAAATAAGACCAATACTCTTTTATTTGTTGTAAAGAAACTTTATCATTTAAAAATTTATTCCAAGTTTTAAAACATCTAAAAACTTTTCTTGAAATGTGAGGACTACTTCCTATCTGTGCAAAGTCTATTCCATGTCTATAGAAAAAACTTTTAATATGATCATCAGAAGGTTTTCCCCTAAAGGTAAATAAAAAAGTTTGTTCGGTATTTTTTATTTTATCTAAAAGTATTTCTGTAGCTTTACAATCTCTATCAAAACCAGGCATCCAATAAGATTTTCCAATTATATTTTTAGCTGGTTTCCAAACCCTCTCATACTTATATTCTTTCCAAATAGGTTTAATAATATTTTTACATATCTTATTTATAGTTTCACCACATCTTAAACCCTCTTCTAATTCTTCTGCATCTTTTGAAAGTTTATGAAAATAGTCTGGATCTGATCCAGAATATTCAAATATAGTTTGATCCGCATCTCCAACAAAATAATAATGGTTGTCTTTTACATTTGTAGCCATTTTATGTAACGCTTTTATTTGAGGTTTATTGCAGTCTTGTGCCTCGTCAATTATCAAAGCATCTACATCTTCTGGATCGTTAGCTTTAAAATAAAAATTATCTATCATGTCTTCAAAAGACAATTTTTTAAATTTAACTCTATAATTATCGTAAGCATCTTTTAAATGTATTAACATTGATAAATTATAAGGTTTAAAAGATTCACGATCGCAAATTCTCCAGTAATCTTGAAAACTTATTTCTTTACCATGAGCTTGTGATGTAAACTCATAAAGTGGATGTTTTTCCCAAGATTTCTTTTTCCATCTTTGCATCAAAGGTTGACTCATTAAAAATGCACGGTGGTCTTCTTTATCAAATTTTTCTTGCCTTACGTACAAAGATCTACAATAGCTATGAATTGTACAAATTTGATCTTCTAAATTTTCTACAGAAATATTTTGTAATTCAGATAATTTTTTAACTGCTTTTATTATTTCTGCAGAGGCCACATTGGTATGTGATAGAATAACTATTCTGTTCCAAGAATATAATTTTAAAAGATCTTCATATTTTTTTCTTAACCACTTATGAGTTTTTCCTGTTCCTGGAGGACCTGATATAAATTTAGGAGTCATTATTTATCTCTCCTGTTATTTCAACATATTCTCCTTCTATTAATAGAGAACCTTTATCTATTTCTTGTCCTTCTACTTTCCAAGAAACACAAGATTTATTATTGTGTTTACCATGATTTTTTTTAGCTTTTAGTATCCTTTGTATTTTTAAAACTAGATCTACTCTAGGTAAATTTATCTTATTTTTATGAAGTTCGTCTTCAAAATTATCTAAGTTAAACTCTAAGGAATTATTCTTTTGGTTATAGTAAGGTAATTTATATAGGGCCAAGTTTGACTTATCCATATATACTCCTTGTTTATTTAAATAGTTTGAAAAATATTTTTTAAATTTAAAATCTTCATCTGCCTCTTCAACATAGTTTTCAGATTTTTTTCTGTTTACATATTTCTGTCTCATTATTGTTTCAAAGTCTTTTGGTTTCATTTTAGGTACCCAAAGAGAAGCTTGTCTTATAATTTCATCGTAAAACATTTGTTGTTTCGTGAGCGTTGGTCCATCAACTATGATTTCTTTTTCTTTTATTTCACCCTCTACAAAAGTATTTACTTTAACTATGTATCTATCACTTCCATATTCAGTAATATCTCCAATCGATTCTTGTGCTATTTCTTTTCCTGCAGCATATTTTATGCCAATCCAACTAAATAATTCTGCAACAGCTCTTGGAGAACACCCAATAATTTCTGCTAGTTTTGGTAATCCTAAATTTTTATTAGCATTTTTTCCACTAGAACCTTTAGATCTTCTTTTTAATGCTTCATTGTCATTTGCACCGATTGCTATATTATAAACAAATTCATCTATTTCATTTACGTCCCATTGAGCGTGTTTTAATAAGACTCCTGCTATTGCAGTGCAAAAGGCGTCTCTCTGGCCCTGTGGTGCGTATAATAGGCAAAGTGCAGTAGATAGGGCCACTTTTCCTACATCTGCCTTTAAATCGCCTGTATACTCGTTTAAACCAGCATATTTCTCCCATTTAACGTATTCATCTGCTTTACTATGCTTAGATCCAGGAACTATTGTGTATTTATCATGACCATGCCTTAACTCACAAAGCATAGCTCCATGAGGTAAATTTTCAAATGTGCTTTTTAATTCTGAGGGTAATTTAAATTGTGTAAATTCTACTTCATCTTTCCACCAACAATGGCTAGATGGATTTCCATTTCTACCAGATATAGCGCTACATTCTTTTATGTAAGATCCAATAAATCTTTGTGCTAATTGATTATCAATATCTAAATCAACGTCTCTATCTAATCTTAATGCTATTTCACAGTGTAGATAATTCTTTTTCCATTCTTCTTTCGTTACTTTAAAACTTGGTTCTGACCAACCTTTAACTATAGGCCTACCCTTCAAACAAGGTATTATAATTCTACCTAAGTTAATCCAATCTTCATAAGTAACAGGTCCTGAATAATTTTGTTTTTTCTCAATCATAACAAATGTTTAGTGGGCGGGTCCACTCTCGCTTAACCGCCCACTCCCGCAGGAACTATTAAAGATTTAAAGTTCTTTTTGTTTCTTCTTGAGTTTCAGGTTTAGCTTGTATTTCACCTTTACCTACACGTTCAGCAAAAGTTTTTGCAATGTCATAGACTCCCTTATCTGACACCGGCCCAACTTTACTTACATCCCATCCAAACCATGTGCCTTTGTCATTTGACATTTGCACAGTTTTTAAATTATAAATGTGGCTATAAGTTGGCGGGGTAAAAAGTCCATTCTTACCTTGCATTTTAATACCCAGCATCATTGAGTTCCATTTTCTACTCACTTTTAATTGAGTAGCTTTCATTGAAATCAATGCTGTGGTTGGGCTATCACCTAAAAGAACAACGAAGTGATTTGCAGTGTTTTCTAAATAGTTACCACTTGGTAATCTATCTTTGAAAGATTTATCTCTAGTCGTTTGACTAACGATATCACTATCAGCTTCGTGAATTGCAACAGGTGCACCCGTGCTGGTACCCCTATCTTGCCATTCTACATACTGTCTTTTGTAAAAAACTGGTAAGACATTTATTGAGTCATACAGTTCATTAGAAACAGTATTTATTATTTTGCCAGGTTCTGCGCCTTCGACATATTTACCATCTCTTTTATTTACTTCTGGAGATAGTTGTCCCAAAACTTTTAAGAAAGGTAACGCAAGATCTTCTTGCGATATGTTTTGAGCACCTTTGTTTGCATCAGCTTCAAATAGATTCGTCGCTAATGCTCCTTCTTTTTTTGTTGCTACTTGGTTCATGTTTATTTGTTCCTTTTTATTGTAGTTTTATTCTCCGAGAACACCCCGAAGATTTCCGTTGGCATTTCTTTACCTGCCTCAATACGTTCACGGACTAACGCTTTAAGAGTCATGGGCTCAACCTTCAACTTTTGTGTTGGTTGATACCCACGCTCTTGTGCAAGAGCAGCATAATCAGCTGCCTTGTTATCTTCGTTGCGACCAAAGGATACGGATATCTCGTTTTTGATTATATCCCCTAGTCCATTTTTACGAAGCCAGTTATTTTC